TTACTTGTAAACTTTCAACTGATTTTTTAAAGAAATACAAATTTTGTAAAGCTCCATATTTATTGATAAAAACAATTTTGCTGACTGTATGTTTGCATTCCAATACTTCTTCAATAGTAAATGATTGTGTACTTGCCCCACTATTGTAAACCACCTCAACAGCATCTACATTTGCAGCAGTTGTAGTTATGTATTGAATCTTTTGGTTTGTATTGCCACTATCAGTAATTGAATGTGTGCTTACTGTTGCACCATTTAATTTGTAGTTTACAGTTTCAGCAATCTCAGCATTTACTGGAATTTGTGCTGCTTCACTTTCAAGAACTTGTATTTTGCTTGAAGTTAATAATGTTGGAAGTGTGTAAGTAGCATTTATTGAACCACCATTGGAAGCTGCTTCTTGAAAATAATTATAACCATCAAAAGCTAAGAATGTAGTGCTTACTGTTGAACCTACTGAACTACTTGTAAATCCTGTTACATCTGCAATTGCCCAAAGTGCATAACCTGTGCTGTTGCCTGTTGTTGGTGCAATGTGGTCATAATAATCTCTAATCAATTGGTTAATCTCAAATGTTACTTGTGTTTCACTGTTGATAGTATCTTTTTCAAGTGTATAGGTTGGAGTTGCTGGTTTATCAGATGTTGTGCCAGTAAAGATGTACAGTTTCAGCTCAAACTTTATTGCATTTGCAAGTGCTGTTGTTCTTATATATCTTGGTGACCTTGTTAGTGTTAATGTACTCATTCTTCAATATTTAAATTGTCATTTAAAAAACCTTCTATAAATTCATCACTGTATTTATTTAAACCATCTTCAAAGGGTTTTGTAAAAAATAGTGTAGCTCTTATTCCTTTGCTGTAAATACTTCTTGCAATTATGAAGCTTAATGATTTTCTTGTAATAAATCTTCCTGTTTTTTTATCTCTTCCTTGTATTCCTTTTTTCTTTATCCACTTTTCAAAAGGTTGTGCTGGTGGGATTTTATTTTTGTATTTAAATGGACTGTTTGCAGTTTCATCAGCATAATAAGAATTTTTACCTCTAACACCTTGGTCTTGATATTCTCCATATTCAAGCATACTAAATTCAATGCCATTTTTTTTAACATTAAATTTTAAGCTGTTGTATAATTGCTTTGAAGAATTTATTGTCCCATAAGGTTGCCTACCTTTTGTTAATCTTGTTCTTGCCTGTTGAACAACATACTTGCCATACTTTTCTAATGCCTTTTCAAATTCTCCCATTAGCAAATAGTCATTTCAGTTTTGGTGTTTATTGTAAATGTAACTGCCCAACCTGCCAACCTGTTTTCAAACCTTTCTGTAAATGGTTCACAACTTGCATCACCTTCAATCTCAAATTCATCCCTGTATAAATCACCTTTTCTTAATAGCTGTATTACTCTTGTTGCAAGTGCTAACTGTGTGTTTAAAATGTCCTGTGTATTGTCATTGCCAAGAAAAAAGCTTTCATCTTCTGAATTGCTTACATCTACTAAATCCATAAAGAACACTGTCATATTGTGCTGTACAAGGTTTTCAGTTATGGTTGCATTGTTTACTGTAATGTGTGATAATGGAAACATTGATTGCTTTCTAAGATCAACATCTGCAATATCACCAAAGGTAACTTGGTTGTTAAATGGTTCAGAGCTTACTGCCTGTTTAATTTTATCTATTACTCTATAAAAACTGTTCATATTAATTTTATATATAATGGTGAATGCTCTCCAACATCTTCTTCTGTTAATTGGTTTAAATAATCAATGGAATCATCAAAGTTCATTTCATTTGATTTTATGATAATATCTAAACACTTCCAATAATCATAAATAGCTCTAGTTGGTGTTGTTGAGGTTACTCCCATAAATGCTTCCTCTAATCCATCAGTTAACACCAATGATTCAGATTGACCAAACAGCTTTCTTGTAATTAGCTGATCTATGATTTCATCTCTTTGCATTTTTCATCAATTGCTGTTCAACTTCCATTTTATCTTTTTCAAATGCTAACATAGTTAAGCAAGTATGTAATTTAGTAGAAGTAACAGTATCTATTTTATTAACCTCTCCTTTTGTAAGCCCATATATGGATTGATACCAACCCCACTTTCTAGCAAATCCTTCAAGCTTTGTGGAATGTCCACTATGTCCTGAGTTTTCAAATAGTTCATTATATGTTTCAGTAATTCGTTCTTTAAATCGCAAAAAAAAACCAAAGAACCAAGTACAACATTCAAGGGCATTTCACTTAGATCATACTTTTCAGAACTAACATAATCTTCAATTAAATACTTACCTTTTCTTTTGTATGTTACTGGACGAAACAAAACAGCCATTGCTGAATCCATCTGCTGCCAATCTGCAAGGTAATTATCTAAATCAATATATTCACCAAATGTCATTTCATCTAGCTTTGGAATAAATCCAAACTCTTCATCTTCTAATTTAAATAAAGGTTGAAACTCTGGTGTGTTATTAAATAAAGAATCCAAGTGAGTTGTAATCTCTTGAATGTCCTTTAACCTCATCTGCATAATGTCCTGTAAGTTAGCATTGCAGAATATTTCAATCATCTTTTGCTGGTAGAAAGTATTTACTTCTTCTTGCTTTTCAGCTATTTTGATCCAACGTTGATACTGTGCAAGTGTTATTTCACTTAAATCTTCAGGAACATTTAATTTAATCCTCATACTATTAATGTAAATTTTTTAGTAAAGTGTTATATACAAAATTAAAAAAGTTTGTACAAAAAAAAACCTCCCATACTAAATAGTAGGGAGGTATAAACAACTAGATTATAGGAATTACTCGTTAACAAGACCTTCCGCTGGTTTTATTGGAGAGGCAGAATTGTCAGGAGCTTTTAATTTAGTTGTTTAACTTAATTAAATTCTAATTAATCTGTTTTTAAAATCTTCATTTATTATGTGTAATTTTTTAAATGTTTTTTCAATACATTCCTCAAAAGAGTTACAATCAGGTACAATTCCAAATCCTCCTTTGTACATACTATGAAATCTTTTACCATTTCTTGATTCTAAAACCTTAAATACAATTCTATTACCTTCTTTAACTTGTGTCAATCTGCTATGTTCTTTTACTAATTTCATTTTGTTTGTTTTTAAATACAATGCTAATATATAAATATATTTACAAACTACAAAACATTTTACAACTTTTTTTTACATCTTATCTTATCTTATTTTATCTTATCTTAATGCTTGGGCATTGGTTAAGCATTGCTTCCTCTGTTGAGAGCTGTTTTTTGCTAATAAAGAAAATATTCTCCACTGTTTGGATTTTGCAACTGATAACTTACTGCATACCTTAATGCATCCAGGCAATGATTCCAATTATCACAAGGTGTTTGGCTTTTCTTTTCTAACCAACAATAGTTGTTAAGTTCTTTAATTAACTCAACACTATCTTCAGTAATTACTAAATCATAATCCTGTAGCAAACTAATCCCATAAGTAATACTGCCCTGTCCTTTGATTGCTGGAACAACTTTGTTATGTCTGCTTAACTCATTTATTAATCTTGGTTCAGCACTATCACCAACTATTAAATTATCACCAGCATACTTTTTATTTAATACTGCAATCTCACTTGTTGTAAGCTTTGTTTGATAAAAGCATTGTTGTACATAAATAATCTTATTATCCTTATCTATGCTTGTTTTAATTAATGTGCTTGGATCATTGCTAAACCCATAATCCTGACCAAATACTATTTTACCAACTTGCTTAAATTCTCCAATACTCCAATTGTTGTAAATAACACCTTCTGCTTTATCTAACCAACTTCCTAAGATAGTATGCTTGTATCTGTTTGGTCTACGTTTTTTCATTTGCTCTATTTGTTTAATATAGCTTTCTGAAAGGTTTTCTATGTTATCTAAATAAGTTGTATGTATGTAGGTTGTATCATCCTTAATAATATTGCTACCAGCTTCAACACCCCTTGCTTCAAAGAATCTTTGGTAAATAAAGTTTTCTTTTGTGGTTGGGTTTAGTATTAATATTACTCTGTTGTCTTTGTCCTTTTGCCTGATGGATAAATCTATTTTATCAAATATACTTTCATCAGTTAATTCTTCAGCTTCATCCAACACCCAAGTAGTAACACCTTGCAAAGATTTCAAGTTTGCTGTTTGGTCTCCTGAACTTGTTTTAATTCCTCTGAATAGTATTTTACTGCCAGTTTGCTTGTTTATGATTTCATCTTTTGTAATGTGAAAATCTTGCTCAATCTTTTGTAGTTCTAGCTTTTCAATAAACTCTGGAATGATTGATATACTAGCAGCTCTTAATGTATATCTAGTAAATAGTATCTTATGCCCTTGCTCATAAGTTAGAAGTGTAAGTAGTGTGTTTATTGCAAAGGATTTGCCTGAACCTCTTCCACCTGTGCAAATAAAGTATCTAGTATCATTTTCTAATACTAAATATTTATTGCTTAGCTTTAATTCCACTTATTAAATGTTTGAAATCAATACTTCTCTTTTCATTGCTGTTAATATCAACAGTATCTCTTGCTGTACCATAAGCTGAATCCATCAAAGCCTTGTATGCATTTACATCACCTTTCAAAGCTTTGAGTAGTATGCTTATTGTCATTCTTTGCTCATTGGTTAACCATTCTTCTTGGCCTGTTAATGGATTATCTTCTTTACTAAGCATTTGTAAAACTTCCTTTACAATTGTGCTTCTGTTTCTGCTTCCTTTTGGTCTC